TATGCGGACCCATAGGATTATTTAAGAGGGCGTATGTAGGGCGGGGGATCGGCCTGGAGGCGGCCTGTGGATCGCGGACTACTGCTGTAGATTTGTGGATTCTGTATTTAATTTAATTTGTATTCCATATAGTGCTTTTATGGTCGCTCACAGCTACCACCCCTGGTCGCTCACAGCTACCACCCCCACTCCGTAGACACTACGGTTATAGATAGAGGCTTTTTCGACGTTTTCCACCGTTTTTCAGGCTTTTCCACACGACTTCCACAGCTTTTCAACAGAAACAGGCGAACGGCACGAGCGAACGTTTCCTGTCAAGAAAAAAGAGTAGGCGGAGAGCACTTTTTGCGACTTGCAGAATCGCCGCCGGAAGGTGTGGGATGGTGGACGAGAACCCCATGCCCGACCAAAACCTAAAAGTGCAGGATCAGCAGTCGTTCCCGTTCGTCCTGATCCCGAAGGAATTTTTTACACGGTTTACCCCGACCTGGAAGGCTATTTTGGCGTACGTAGCCCTGAAATACTACGCAAGCACTACCAGCGGAGCTTGCCAGAACGTCAGCATTCGCACGCTAGCGGCCCGTGGCGGGGTTTCTGAGGACACGATGAGGCGAGGGGTAGGGGAACTGGTCAGGAAGGGCGCTGTGACCGTCCGCAAGCGTTCCCAGAAAAGCTCAGCCGGGGAGAGAATCCCGCAGCCAAACCTTTACACGCTGGTAAACCTAAAGCCGAAGGGTGGGGAGCCGGTCTAGGCTTTCTGCCGGCGAAGGGCGTGGAGGGTGAGTTGGGTCAGCCACTCATTGACGCTGACGCCAGCTTTAGCGGCGGCGGCTCGAACAAGATCGCGGTGCTCGGCATCCCGAAAACGAAAGTCGATGCGAATAAACTTCCCGTCAGGTTTGGCGAGTTGGGATTTTTTTACACTTCGCGCTTGAATATCTTCAGCCATGACGTTACATTATCACTAGAGGTAAAGCTATGGAACTTGAAACCGCAAGCGAACCCTTAAACCAACCCAGCTTGATATTCAGCATTAAACCGCCGCCGCGCGATCAGCGCCGGGTTTTAGGGCTGTGCTTGAAATGCGGCGTATGCAAAGCCGACTCGGCAGATTGCAATCGATGTGGGCAATGTGTTGAGAAAGAACGCCAAGCACACGCGGAACGCGAATACGCCAGAGCTGTCAAAGACGGCGTGTTTGAAATGGAGGAGCGGCTGTGGAACAACCCAGGCAGGTCACCTTCCAAATCCCCATGCTTCCTCCGTCGGTGAATTCCTACGTCCGGCATAAGGCGCAGGGCGTTCACGTCAAGAGCGAACAGGCTAGAGCCTGGGAGCGAGATTTTCCGCTATTCTCGCGCGGCCAGTTCATTGTGGGCAAGCGGTTTGCGATCGCATTGGACTACACCTTTGGGCCAAACGATCGGGGCGACATTGACAATTTCAACAAGCTCGTTCTGGATTGCGTTGCGAAGTCTGGAATGTTGCGAGACGCGAAGGGCCACGAGGTTTCCGATGCCTGGTTCAAGCGGATGGTTGTCGAAATCGACGACGCAAACCGCCATCTGGGACCAAACACTCGCGTGACAATCGAGACAATCGAATGAACGAAGAATCGCTCGCCGAACTGCCAATTTCAGGCCAATCCCCTGAAAAACCACACATCGAAGTTGGGCCGCAAGGGCTGCTTTGCACTGTCTGCTCGAAGCCGATCAGCGTCTACCGGGTGCGCAAACGAAGCGTGACTTGCTCCGACGAGTGCATGAAGGCCATGCGCAAACACCGCATCGACCTCGCCGCCAAAGTGCGCTGCCCCCACTGCTACCAGCCCAACACGCCAGCCGAACGCGATGAGTTCAAAGCCTGGCGCGCCAGCAAGGGCCCAATCCAGACGCCGATCCGACCGCCCAGGCCAGGGAACCCACACCACCACGGCAAAGAGCTTGCCAAGGCGCTTGAGGAGGCGCTGGAGGTTGTCAGGGAGCAACGGGATGAGCTCTGGAGTTCCTACGCCGTCAAAGGGGATATTTCCAACGCAAGCGAGGATGAAAGGCGGCGGTACTACGCTCTGGTGGAGAAAATCCGCCGCTTTGAGGCCATTTTAGCCAAGAGGAAAAAGAACGTTGACATGGAAGCGGCTGTGTAGGTTAGACTTCTTGGCGAGACACCCTCGCGAAAATAAGGGAGAGAGATCATGGCACTTTTGGATCGTCCATACGGGCCGGTTACCGGCAATCCGTCTGGGCTCGGTGTAGTAGCTCAGAACACCCTTGGAGCGACCGTAGCGCCCCTCCCAGCCTTGCAGACCTTCAACACCACCACGGAAACCGTCGTGGTTAATCCCACCAATACAACCCTGGCGCTCACGGTTTCGATTGAGCCCAACACAAACCTCGAACAGGTTCCCTTCGACCTCAACATCTCCGGCTATATCACCACCGGCGCGAGCATGACTGTCACCGCCAAGCTTTACTCTGGCACTTCGACGACAGTGGCCAGCGATACGCTTCTCGGATCGAGCGGCGCAATCACTCAAAACTCTTCAAGCGCGCCTTTTGCCATCAGCGCCAAGTTGATTTTCGATTCCGTCAGCGGCAAGTTGACTGGAACTGTGAAGTTTCTGCTCAACAACACGCTTGTCGCCGAGGCTGCCATTTCGAACGTGATCACCGGCATTAAGAACAGCAACACTCCAGTTGCATCGTTCCTGGCCAGCTTCACTTTCAGCGTGGCCAATGCTGCCAACGTGGTCAACGTGCAGAAGTTTAGCGTCGGCTAACAGTTCGCGAACTAGGAATCGCGAAGCAGACCACGTTCTGCGCAGTAAACGTGGTGGGGTGGTCAACCTGACAGCCGGGAAAGACCGGCATTAGTTTGGGAGAACGATCATGGCGAAGGAAACGAAGCACGAGTCTGAGGCGCGCGAAGAGCCGAAAGGCGAGCGCGGCAAGAAGCCAAGGAAGCACCTTCACCAGATCATCACCGAAGAAGCCCACGACGGGACCTTCACGCATCACCATGTGTACAAGGCGAAGAAGGGCGATATGCACAGCGAGATGCCCCGCCTGATGGCTACCAGCTCTTCCCCGGAGGAAGCGGGAGAGCATACCGCCGAGCAGTTTGGCATGAACCATGATGGCGGGACTGAAGGCGAGGGAGAGCCTCAGGAAGCTGAAGGCGGAGCGCAGCCCGGCCCGCAGGGTGGCGAGGGAGAGCCGGAAGAAGAGGCTTAACCTTGATTTTCGATACAGACAGGCTCCGGCTTGACTCGCAGTATCGCGATGAGTTGCGCCACAGGTTCATCACAGACCATTTCTTTGCAGCCGAAACGGTTGGATTCACCAAATTCAACCGCGAACTGCATAAGGCGGCAGTCGACCTTTACTTTTCTAAAAATCCAAATCTGCCCATCGAAGAGCAAGACCCCATCCACAACCGGATGCACTTAGACCCGCGGTTCACATTCAAAACCACTTTAGGGCGTGTGGATACGCTCCAGTGGATATGCGCCTTCCCCAGCCAAGTGACCGTTCTGAATGAGACGGCGACCCAGCCGCTCGCCGCCGCTATTTCCGAGAGTCTGGCTAAATTCTTCTGGCAGCCTAAAAATACCCCGCCGACGGTGCTTCAGCTGCTGTACCCGGAACTTGTCGTCGAGAAGGAACCGGGCGGCACATGGAACGCGCCCGTTCGCCGTCAGACCAGCGACATCGACAAGACGCTTATGTTCACTTCGCCTCAGTCGTCTCAGTCAGGCTGGCACCCCTGGGTCATTAATCCCGATGACATGGTGGACACAGAGAACAGCGGCCTTAAGGCGACTGAAGCCTCGCGCCAGAATGTGATCTCGACCTACTACACCAACAAGAACACCTTGCAGGACGATGGCTACATCAACATTCGAGGGACCAGGTATCATCCATTCGACCTCTACGGCGATATCCTTGAGCAAATCGCGCGCAATCAGGGCAAGTGGAAGACGCTCATCCGCAGCTCTATCACGCTCAAGAATGGATCGCGGCTTACTCCGGGAGAGTTCCCCGCCGAAGATGAAATGATTCTCAATTTTCCGGGGATCAAGAATCTCACGTACGACAAACTGCAAGAGAAGTTTTATGAGCATTACGAAAGCTTCATGTGCTATCGCGCTGGAGCAAAAGTGTTGATGGCCGACTGGACTGAGAAAGCCATCGAAGATGTGAGTGTTGGGGACCACGTAATTGGTTTTGAAAAGCTGGGTCCGCGCACTATTCGATTTTATAAAGCCGATGTGCGGAAAACATTCTCACGCAAGGCTGAAGTGTTCGAAGTTACCACAGAGTGTGGGCGAGTCACCTACCCCACGATAGATCACAGGTTTTTGCGTCCGCCCGTCAGAGACAAACTCTATTACAGCCCGATCCGCGTCGGCAGTAAGCTTGTTTCGGTCTACAGGCCGAGCGCACCTCCTACACCTGAAGAGCAGCGCCAGTTGGACTGGCTGGGCGGAATTCTTGATGGGGAGGGGAGCATTAGTTCGACAGGGATTGCGATTTCCCGACAGCAAAACGAAAATCCTGAAGTTTGCGAAATGATACGAAATACTCTCGCTACGCTAGCGATTCCTTATTCAACAGGCAAAACACACACCTCAGATCGCTTCTCTTTGAAGGGAGGGCGCTCGCTGCTCATTCGGCTTCTACAGCACTGCCATATGGCCAAGCTTCAAAGAGTTATCGCCACTCTTGCAGCAGCCAAGCAGATCGCGGAATCATCTGGCAGACGAGGAGGAGAATCTGGATATTCAACAGTGGCGTCTATGAAATCGCAGGGCGAACAGACTGTTTACGACATCCAGACCTCGACGAGTAATTTTGTATGTGACGGCTTCGCTGTCCACAACTGCCAGCAGCAAAACGATCCTCAAGGCGGAAGCGTATCCACGTTCGACGAAAAAATGTATACCGCCGCGCTCATCCCGCCAGAGAAAATCCCGGCTACCGGCGACACGATGATCGTTTGGCGGATGCCTTATGGCGGCAAGCCTTACATGGCCACCTTCGCCGAGGGTGCGGCTGCTCGAGTGTGGAACGACAAACTGTTTGTGCTCGACTGCTGGCAGGGCATCTATGCGCCATCCGGGCAGGCAGAGCGCATGGTGCAGGCGGTGCGTGAGCACGAAGCCAACTCGCTGGTGCTTGAAGCTATGCCGGGGTCTGAGTTCATGGCCGCTCACATTCGCAACGAAGCTCAGAAGCGCAATGTGAGCGTGCAGCTGCGCTGGATAGACTTTGAAGAAGACGACAATCGAAGGTTTGCCCAAATGAGGCAACTGGAGCCGGTGATGAAGGCTGGCCGTCTGATGTTCTCAACGGCGATGGCTAACGCTGCCAAATGCCGCAAGCAATTCATTCACTTTGGGCTGGTGACGGAGAATGGAATAGTCGATTGCATCTCGAAGGCCGCCGAGTGGATTTCAATGAGCGTACTCCGGGCGGAGATGGCGCAGGAAGAGATAGACTCGCAGCGCGCGCGCCGGGAAGACGCGCAGTGGAACCATATTTTCAACCAGACGGGAATGCCTTACGTTGAGGATGAACAGCGCAGGATTGCCCAGGCTACCTACAGGGCCATCAGCGAAGTAAATTCGTTTGGACTGCCGCCGCTGCCAGGAGGACTCGATGGATAACGAAGCGCAGGAATCCAACGGCCAGATGCCCTTTGGCCAGAGGATCGATCCTCTCATCCGATCCAGCCAGGTCGAAATCACCGAGGGCGGCACGAAAGCCCCAGCCTTCGACGACGACGCGGCTGCTTCTCTCGTCTATGGCAATTACGAGCGCGCCAAAGCCTATCTTGAAACGAACTCATGGCTGCTCGAATGGCAGGCCAGCGAGTTTCTTTACAACTCGCCCAACTACGATCAGGCAGGCCGTGTGATCGATGGGCGTCCGGTACGCATTTCGCGTTTTCTGGTGGCCAAGAACACGCGCACCATGAGCACTCAGGTGCGGCGGGGCATCTTCGGCAATCAGAAGCCTTTTGTGCTTCAGCCGGAAGGCGACACGGATGAAAGGATGCTGGAAGCGTGGACGCATCTCATCTGGGTGTTGATGAAGCGCGCCAAGTTTGAATACAACCTTGGGTTGCTGATTGAGTCGCAGGTTCTAAAGGGTACAGGACTCGCCAAGCCGGGCTGGGAAGAAAAGACGGTCGTCAAGAAACGGCGCAAGCGGAAAGCGCCGGAACCGAAGATTCCCATGCCCATCGGAGGCGAAACCTCCGTGCCCACCGAAGAAAGCGATGCTTTTGAAACCGTTGAGCAGAAGACGCTTGAAAGCTGGCCATTCTTCGAGTTCCGGCCACTCGGCACAACGCTCTACGATCCCAAGTGGAGAACGCCCAACGCGCCTGAAGAAAGCGCCGATTACGTTCTGAACATTGATTTTGGAAACTTTCGCGACTTGCAGCAGTTGCGCCAGCTCGACTGCTATAAGAATCTGCCCGACGATGAAACCATGAAAGCGTGGTTCCTGCAAAACCCCAACGGCGATGCGATGCCAGCCTCTACGGTGTCCGATGGACAGGCAAGCATGGGATCGGTGGTCGCGAACGCCGCCGGCGAACATCAGCAGACATCAGAAGATCCATTCGACAAGCCTTTGATGATTATCGAAATGCTCAATAAGGAGCGCGTCCAGACAATCCTCAGCTATGAAGGCCGGTACCTCACTATTCGCAATGAAGAACATGACATGGAAAGCCATGCTCTGGGCTACGCGGCCAATTGGTGGAACACTCCCAATTCCGGCCTAGGACTGGGAGTAGGCCGATTAAATTCCGGGGACCAGAGGATACTGACCGCGGTTACGAATGAGTCCCTCAAGATGATTGCTTATCCAATGAATGCGCCGATTCTTTACGACTCCAGCGCAGGCAACGCGCCGACCCAGAACGTGATGATGGGCATGGGAACCTTCTGGGGTGTCCGGCCAGGGCCAGGCGGCGACGTAGGCAAGGCTTTGCAGTACATGCGGACCCCGGAGATTCCTCCGGAGGCGTGGAAATTTATCGAAATGGCCGAAACCGGAGGGCAGGATTTGGTGGGAGCCAACTCCACCACCATGCAGGGCAATCTGGGAGGGCCGGGATCGTCTGCCATGCGGACGGCGGCGGGAGTGAACCGCGTAGGCGGCAAGGCCGACGAGAACATAGCCGATCCGCTGGCGCATCTCGAATACGTGATTGAAAGGTTCATCGACTTCCTGGTGTTGATGGTGCGAACCAAGATGCCGCTCTCGGAGATTCGCGAGATTCTGAAAAAGAAGTATTCCGAGGCGATCATTCAAAACATCGACCTCGAAGGCTTCTTGAATTTCGAATTCTCCGTCGACGTGCTGTGCGGTCAGAAGTTGCAGGCCAAGCAAGCCATCATGCAGCTGATTCCCTTCCTGCTGCAAATCGTGCAGCAGCCTCAGTTGATGGATGGTTTGCATGAAACCGGGCGCACGGTTGACTTTGTGGCGATCGAGGAGATGTTTGTGCGGCTCAGCGAGCTGGAGGGCAACGACAACATCTTCCGTGAGATGACTCCAAAGGAGGAGCAGACGTACAAGCAGAACAACCCAGCCGCCCAGAAGGTGCAGGGGGACTTGGCGCTGGAGCAGGCGCGCGGCCAGAACAAGATGCAGGAAGTGCAGGCCAAGGGGCAGACCGACATGGCGACCAAGCTGGCCACCATCGCCGCCGAACACGCTGCTGGGGCGGTGCCGCTGGATCGCGCCGAAGGTCTGCTGGCCCGGCGCACCGACGAGCAGGATTTGGAGCAAGGGGTGTAGGGGGGATGGATGTCGCAGTTCGATGATTTTCTGGAAGGGAAACCGCTTACGCCGGAACTGGCGTTGCTGCGCGCGGGCGAGGATCGCGGCCAGGTGTCACCGCCGCCAGCCGCCGGCAAGGAAATGGACTTTGCCTCGCCAGACAGGGAGCTAACCGATGCGGAGCGGCTGGACCTTCGCCAGATGTACCACCATCCCGGCTGGCGCGTTATGCAGAGATTGCAACAAAGGACTTTACGGGCGCGCGAGAAGACTGTTATGATCCTGTCCCAAGAAGACCCTCTAGGCAATCGAGACAAAATCGCTGAATCCTGGGCGTATTTGGCTATCTGGAAAGAACAGTGCCTGGCTCACGATGTGATGATTCAAAATGAGCTGGCGGTACTCCGGTCCCACGAGCTGGATGAATTGAAACGGCAGGAAGGCAACAACAGTGCGAGCATACTGGCTTAACGACGGGAACCCGCTTCCAGACGGGCGTTTCTGCCGAGTGACCGACCTTGAGGATGGCACCAATCCCATCAACACGTACGGCAGGTCTCAAGAGGAAGTGCTGGCCAAGATCGAACGCACTGGAATGCACGCACAGCTTCACATTCCCCGCGTGGCTAACCAGCCGCAAAACAATGGGAATGGCCGGGCTCCGGTACCACCCGCCCCGGCTCAAAATCCCCACATCCTCTCGCCCGATGAAAAGATGCGAACGACGCTGGACCTTCAGAACCCAGCCAAGGCAGCCGAAGCGGTTGTCAAGTTGCAGCGCGATCAGCAGGCTACCGAAGAGGAAGAGCAAAAGGCTTTTGCAAGACGAGTGGCCGAGTGGAAGGCCGCAAATCCAAGCTGGCCCGCGCATCCAGTCAACGACCGCCTGCTTTTGCTGCAAGCGCGGACGTTTGCGCCAGCGTGGAAAGCAATTACCTCCGTTCACTTGGATCAAGCGTTCAGGGAACTTGAGGCTTCCGGGGTACTTCTCGGTGAGGAGCCGCCCACGACCATCAACCCAGCACCCCCACCCGTGCAACCGGAGGAAAATCCGGCGACCCGTACGAACGTGAGGCCCAGAAGCGCCTATGCCACCAGCCACCGATCCACTAGGTTGCAGGCAGCGCAAACGGCACAATGGCGACCCAAGTACACCAAAGAGCAAATCGTAAAAATGCCGCTCGCAAAGTCGGCTGAATTGCTGCGAAGCAACGACCGCGACTATGCCGAAGCGAATGAATACTGGTTTGGCTCGGAAGCCAGGGCGACAGCCTAAGGCGGGAGATACGGGAATGGAAAGCAAGCGGATGAAACTCTCCACGATGGAGAGTGTATCGCTGGGGTTGGTGCGCTTTATTCTCTGGCCCTTAGTTCAGATCATTGCCGCTTTTGGCAGTGCTCTCGCGGTCACCTACAAACTGGCGATGCTGGCGGCAAGCTCGCAGGCGCACGCGGCGGTGTTCAACGATGGGCCTTCGCCCACGTCGATGCAGACCGCGAACATGCCACAGGCGCGGCTCACGGTGCATTACAACCGGGTGTTTATGAAATGGCTGGCGGCCAACCTGGTTCACCTGAAGCTGTGCAGCCGCATGACCCAGCCCGGCAAGGCTGGCATGACCTTCAGAAACTTCATGCTCGCGCCTATCGGCCCGAACACCAACCAGCAGACGGAAGGCACCATCGGCCAGCCCATCTCGGTCACATGCAATTACCGCGATATCGTGCTGGGGCAGTGGGCCGACTATCTGAACTTTTCCGATTTCACCTTTGCGACCAGCATTTCAGACGATCTGGTGAACTATCGCCGGATGATGGCCTATCGGCTGGCCTTCACCATCGACAATCTCATCATGATCAACTTCGACTATCTGCGCACTCTGGATGCGAACACAGCCAACCAGGATTCTCTGCTGGGGCCGCTCTATCCTTTCACCAAGCAGATCATCGAGCAGATGCCGCAGTCGCTCTCCGGGGCCAAGGTGCCTCCGATGGCAGGCGGCAAGTATATCGGCAAGATTCATCCCTTCTTCATTGGCGATATGATCGCGCTCGACAATTCGAACAACTCCATCGTGGACATCCTCAAGCACACCGAGGAAGGCCAGTTGAAGCTTGAGGAGTTGACGGATCGCGACGAGGGAGATTCGCCGGTTGAAGTGCTTCGCTTGCTGGGCGCGGACTGGCTGCCTTCGCAGAACTGCACTCAGACCAGCAACTGGCAGGGATCGGGGCTCACCGGCCTCAGCACCTACCTTGCCGGCATGGAGGCTATGGTGTTTGTCACCCTTGAATCGGCGCGGCACACCAACCCCGGAGTCAAGTGGCAGAACCTCAATCTCTGGGCTGGCGAGTATGCGCGCAGCGCTTATGACGGCGCGGGCGTGATTGCAGCCGGTACCAGCTACAACTCGATTCTGGGCATCGGACCCAGCCCCGACACCGTGAGTCGCGCGCGTATCGCGATTGCGGTGCCGCAAACCACCTAACCCAAGGGGAGTAACAGGCCCGGCGCTGCCAGAGTGGAGCGCCGGAACTCAGGCAAAGGGGATTGTATGGCAGCCAGGAAGTCAGCGGAAGAAATGCAGGCGGAAATTCTTGAAGTAGAGCTGGAAACAAAACGGCTCGCACTTGAAGAGCAGCGCGAGAAGAATGAGGAGTATACCGCCAAGAAAGCGGCTCGCAAGCGGAACAACGCCGTGCGTCAGGCGGAACTCAAGAAAGAAGCCGCCAACAACGCTGCCATCATTCACAGCTGCAACCATCGGCAAGGCGGCAGCCCGGACAATATGCTGAAGGGCAATGGGCCAAGCTCCATCATGCGCAGCCGGGTCATGTTCTCAAACAATTGGGTGCTGCAATGCCTGCGCTGCCCCCTGCAGATGGCTCGACCACATCCAAACCTCAGGAAAACCGACCCCCAGAAGTACGAAGCGGACCTGGCTGAGTATGAGCGGCTTCTGGAAATGTCTAAAACCAACAACCTGCCACCAGTCGAAGGCCCCGCGTTCGAGTTCACGAATGCGGATGGCGTTGCGATCATTCCAGCATTGCGGTAGAGAAAGCGCCGACAGGCGAAGGGAGTCAGGTCATGGCTTTTGATCAGGTGACGCTTGGACCGAGTGGGACTAGCGGCGGAAACCAGAACGCGCCGGGAATTACGCTGGATCAGCAAAACAACATCGCGGCGACGATTGGACAGTCGAGGACGGAATCGGTTCTGCAAACGGCGCTGGCTGTCATCCAGGCGCAAACCGCGCTGACCAACATCACTACGGCGCAAAACCTTTTCTCGAAGGCTTTGAATGCGTGGCTGTTGAACCGGGTAGGCCGCACCCTTCTCATCACCGCCCAGCTCATCTACACTTCCCCAGGCACGACCACCCCAACGATCACCATTGCCTTGACGCTGGGCGGCGTAACGCTGTGCACCATCACCACGGCGGCCATCAGTTCAACGGCATCCACCAACATGCCGGTGTACGTGCAGTTCTACGCGACGGTTGTCACCACGGGCGCGACCGCCACTCTTGAAGTGCACGGCCAGGTGACGGCGAATATCAGCGCCAACACGCCCGCCGCCGCCGCCGCAACGTATGTGGATACGAACACGGCTGTCTCCAGCGCGGTGAATGTGACCACCGCCTTGACGTTGCTGTTGACCATCGCGGCATCCTCGGCGCTCACCAGCGCGCAACTGCGATTTGCCACCATCGAAGTCGTGTCTTAAAGTTCCCGGCGTATGGTGGTACGGGAGAGCCGGACCCGCCCAACAGCGAGGGGCCTTGAAACAAAGCCGGGAAGCGGCAGAAAAGAGGCAGTATGGCAGACGAGCAGAACGCAGCACCGGCACCCCAGCCGCCAACCCTTGAAAGCGAAATCGCCAAGCTCTGGGAGCGCCTCGTTGCAGCCGAGCAGAAGATCGCCGCGCTCGAAGCCAAAGGCGATTCCAATGGCGACGTTGCCGAGTTGAAGAAGAAGCTCGACGAAGCGGGAATCATTCGTGAACCCGCAGAAGAGCCGGCTAAAGCCGAATAGCATTCGGCGAGACGTTGCCGTAACTGAGAGGCGGCAGCAAGTGGAGAAGCGCGACGATGGACGGCGATCCCCCGGTCAACTCGCGCTTCTCCCCGATTTTGAGGCGAGGCAATGGGAAACTCCACATACAAGCTGGCCGACATTTACGATGGATTGGCCGCGAAGGGGATTCCCGACCCGCGCTCGCAGGCCTCAGGCTATGGCAGCACGCTTGCTCTCGAGTTAGCCAACGATGCGCTGGCGGACCTGATTACCGACCGATTTAATTGGAAATGGAACTCCGCCGTAGCCAGGCCGTTCTACACCAACAGTTGGCAGCAGGACTATCCGCAACTGGCGCAGACTGCCGGGATCATCGGCTGGGGCGAGTTGTGCGACAAGATCGACATCAACAACACTCAGATACCGAAGCCTGTGAACGTGCCCAACGCTCCGATGTGGCGCAGGCAACTCAGCCGCGTATCCAGCCAGCTGTCTCCCGTGTATGGCGGGGTGAGCAGCCTTTGCTGGATGTATAACTCAGATCTGAGTTATGGAACATGGCCGGGCGCGGGAGTAACTTACTATCCGCTGGTAACAACCGGAGTGGTGCAGCAGAACCCGGTCATGAGCATGGTGGATGCGAATGGGAACTATCTCATCGTAACCACCTTTGGCACGACGGGCACCACCGCACCGGCAGCGGCGGCGAACGCCGCCGAAGGCACGACCGTCACCGATGGCACGGTGGTCTGGACTGTCGTAAGCGGAACCAGCCAGGGATTCCGCGTCTACCCGCTGCCGAACGCCACCGGCCCGGTCTACGAGGTCATTCCAATCTATCAACTGGACCCGCCCAAGATCGCCAGCCTGCAATCGCTGATGAATCCCATCCCCGACAGCTACATTCGCCACTTTCGCAGGGCGCTTGAATACCACGCCAAGGGAGCCAGCTCGAATCCACAGATGAAAGCGGAATTTCAAAAAGAGTACCCGGTGTGGCTGGCGGGGCTTGAAATGGCAATCCGGCAGGGCGACCGGGAAGTCAACAGTTACCAATTGCTGCCAGCCAGTTCTGCCGTGGATAGCGTCTGGGATGCAGGGTCCTTCAGGGGTACAGCAGACAGGCCGCTTTAATGATGCATGGAGTGAATATGTTGCAAGTAAGCCAGAGGATGATTGACGGATTGAAGGAATTTGAAGCGTGCTCGCTTGCGGTCTATGAGGACGAAGGAAAGCAGGCAATCGGCTGGGGCCACGATCTGCTTCCGGGCGAGAGTTTTCCCAATGGAATCACTCAGGAGGAAGCCGACCAGTTGCTTGCCAGCGATCTGCCCAAGTATGAGGATCAGGTAAATTCGCTGGGCCTCACGCTTACGCAGGGTCAGTTCGATGCGCTGGTGGACTTTTGCTACAACGAAGGATTCGGCCACCTGCAAACGATGCTGGCGCACGGCATCGACCAGGTGCCAGTACAACTGCCCCGCTGGGACTACGCGGGCGGCAAGGTCAACCAGAATCTTCAGACGCGGCGGGAATGGGAAGTTTCGCTCTGGAACGGAGAGTAAATGGCCAGCACGCTCACTCTGCAAAATACGATGACGTGGGCATCGACGCTGCTCAAGAATCAGCAGTTCATCGTCTCCAACATGGAGCCCGCGCTGACTATCGCGAATATCATTTTGCAGCGCATTCTGGGGCCGCCGTTCCGCTGGAGATTCAATCGCGGCAATCTGACTATCGCGGTTTCCACTTTAGGCGGCACCGATTATTCAATGTCGCTGCCATTCTTTGGGCGCGTCGAGGAAAACTGGATAACCGATGTAAGCGGCAACATCTACGAGCTGGGCGGCGCAGTGTCGTTGCCTAAAGTGAGCGCGCAGAGCCGTCCGCTCAAGATCGCGCCACAATACGACGACAACAACGGCAATATCACGTTCCGGCTGCAATACGTGCCCGATCAGTCGTACACGGTGTCGATCGATTACCAGCAGAAGCCGCAACTGATGACCAGCCCAGGCAGCCCGTGGGGCGTGGTGCCGGATGAGTTCAGCTACATCTTCAATCTGGGATTCCTGATGTGGGCCGGCTCGCTGGTCAACGACCCGCGCATCCCGATCTGGGAGCAATACTTTGTCGCCGCCTTGCTGGGCGCTCAGGATGGCTTGGACGAGCAGGCGGTCAATATCTTCCTGGGGCAATTCCTCAACGACGCCAAGACCATAGCGCGCAGCCAGGCTGCCGTGCAGGGCGGCTCCGCGGGACGGCAAAAATAAAATTCGCCAATCTCGCTCCGGCAGTGCTATTGTAACGTTATGGAAATTCAAGTGGGCGCAACCGGAGAAACCACGGCCTGTTACATGACGGCGCGCGATGTTGCGGAATGGGTAGAGCGCGTCGAACGCGAACGCATCGAATTGCCGCTGATGCTGTGGGCTGGGCCGCAAACATGGGCAAACCTGAAGGAGGCGCGAAGCGCAGTCGATTCGCCGCTGATTTACGGGCTGGTCTACGGGCAAACGCTGCATATCTGCGTCGACACTCGACCGCAGCCGGTATTGATTCAGAAACATCCTGAATGCCCGGAGGGCGGTTTGTATGAAGCTCCGCGCTGGTATGTCAATGGGGCGAAGCCCCCTGTGGACTGGAGAAGGATTTAATGCCGGAGCACTATACCAAGAACACGGTTAGCTGCACGGTGTGGTGCAATCGCTGCAACAAGGCCACCGAGCATCGCGTGGACAATGGCCGCAGAGGGCCTTGTATGCAGTGCCTCAAGCGGCTGGAAGCGGAGAGCGCGAGCCGGAAAGTCAAAGTGCCTCCGGCAGTGCAGGAAACGCTGTTTAACAAAACGTTTTTGGGGGATGGAGATGAATGAAAAAGAATTCGCATTGCTGCTGGTAGCACTTGGCGCTTGCACCGAAGGAAGAGAGTGGTGCGAAGGTAAGTCTCTTGCTGAATTCTGGGAACAGTGCGAGCGCCCGGAG